ACCGTTGGCTACCGACTTGGATTTATCTCATGAGGAAAAAATTACAAGAATATCACAATGTAAAATTTCAGTATGTTATAATAATTTCCCAATCAGGAACTCAGTAGATCTACACTACATAAAAAGCCAACCGAAATGGCAAGACAATAATGCCTTCAGTCATGTTGATTCATTGGGGATATTACCACAATTAAAATCGCGCTTCATCGAGGCTTCGGTGTCAAAAACCATAAATTTAGTCGAAAGAGATCCGTGGAATGTTATAGAGGATTGGTATGAGCCAGATAAACATTTTGTTTACTTTGATAATAATAATGATTTATCCAATAAGATAAAAAACATCCTTGGGGATTGGCCATCTTACCAGCAAATGTTGGAAGATTCCTACAATCACTCAATTGAAAATTATACTTGTGATCATTTAATTAAAGAGATAGAAAACAATGAACTGTAAATCTTGTAATAGCAAAAATAATACAAGCATTTTGGACTTGGGAGACCATCCATGGTGCAACGATTTTTTAACTAAGGACAGGGTTGGCCAAGAAAGCAGATACCCGCTGCACCTCGTTCATTGTGATGATTGCGAACTTCTACAGCTAAATTACGTTGTCCCCAAAGAGGTTATGTTCAAAAACCATACTTATGTTTCCTCTACCACAAAATCCCTATCAAAACATTTCCTTGATTTAGCAACCGAAAACAAATCTCAGTTCGATTTAAAAGAAGATGACCTGATTCTAGATATTGGAGGAAATGATGGAACACAGCTACTGCAATACAAAAAAGCGGGAATAAAAAACGTTTTAAATGTGGAGTCTGCTGACAATATTGCTCAACTTTCAGTTGACGCTGGCGTTAAGACCATTAACGATTTCTTTAATGAAGATTTAATACTTAGAGAAAACCTAGAGGGTAAGGTTAAGCTGATCAATGCATCGGGTGTGTTTTTTCACCTAGAGGAACTACATAGTGTTATAAGGGGTATCAAAAAAGCGCTATCGGACGACGGCATACTCGTAGTTCAGTTCATGTATGCTGGCACAATGGTTGAAAAGCTTAACTTTGACGGCATTTACCACGAACACTTATGTTTTTATACGCTAAAAAGCCTCAAAAACTTACTAGAGCCGTATGGCTTGAATATTTTTGACGCATACTATAGCGAGATACATAGTGGTAGCATTATCGCAAAAGCTTCTAAATCTACCATTTTTAAACAAACAGATTCATGCAAAGAATGGCTAGAAAAAGATAAAAAATACAACAAGGCTGCATTTCTTAGCTTTGCCGAAAAGGTTGAACAAAAAAGAAATGATCTGAAAAACTTGTTGCAAAAAATAAAATCAGACAATCCAGAAGCTAAAATTTACGCCTACGGCGCCCCAGCAAAGGGCAATACATTGTTAAATTATTTTGGCATTGATAACACCTTGATAGATAAATGCGTTGAGGTGAATCAGTTAAAAGTGGGCCGCTATCTTCCGCAGAGCCACATTCCAATAGTCCAAGAGTCCGCTAACGATTTGCCAGATTACTACCTATTGCTTGCACATAATTTTGCAGAGGAAATTATTCATAGAAACAAAAACTTGATTAATCAGGGGGTTAAGTTTATTATTCCTTTTCCAGAAATCCGAGTAATATGATCATATCAATACCAGAAGAATTAAAGCAAATTCGCATAGATGTTGGATTAGCGGGGGAGGCACCTAATGCTGCTCTATGGTTAAGCGAGACCACTGATAGGTTCGTTATCGGCATTGAGCCTCTACCATATCATTGGAAAATGATAAATAATTTTGAAACCTCAAATTCTAAAAGGCCGTATCCCGATAATTTTAAAATTCTTCAGCTAGAAGAGAATGTTGTTAAACTAAACAGGCAGGTGATATGCGATGTCGGTAATAGATTTTTTCCTATTGAGGCCGCGATAGACGATGTTTCAAAAGTGGAAAAGAAAAAGTTTTACATGATGGATAGGACTGGTGGCGCATCGGGATCTTCCAGTTTACTGGAGCCATCGCCTCATCACCCTCACTTTATAGAAGAGGAAATAGAGGTTGCGGTGCATTCATTGGAGCATGTATTAGATTCTATCGATTGGGACAGATTTGAATACATAGAACACATTAAAACTGATTGTGAGGGAAAGGATTGGGATGTAGTGAAAAGCATCGGCAAATATTTGGACAGGGTGGTGTTTATTACCAGTGAAATGACAAATAATTTACATCACTGGCACGGTTCAGGCGACCCCCGACAGTTTGTGGAGTTTATGCAAAAATCTGGCTTTGGGGTCCTTGGGGTTGGGAATGGCGAAATAGTGTTTTTTAATTTATCGCTTAAACATAAAGTGGAAGAGGATAATCTAGATTTCAATACTCTGGGCCTTTAATAAACAGAAGCTTGTGAAAAAAGTAGGCATAATCCAGTCGAGCTATATCCCATGGAAGGGTTATTTTGATCTAATTAGGTCGGTCGATCTGTTTATTTTTCACGATGATCTCCAGTATACTAAACAGGATTGGAGGAATAGAAACAGAATAAAAACTGAGAATGGGGTTAGCTGGCTTACTATTCCGTGTGGAAAAAACGAAAAACGTTTGATATGTGATGTCGAGTTAAAAGATCCCTCTTGGCAAAGAAAACATTGGAATATTATTAAAGCAAATTACCGCAAGGCGCCATTTTTCAAAGTATATCAGGAATTTTTTGAAGATTTGTATTTAGGTCGGCAGTGGAAGAACTTATCCAAATTAAATCAGTATACAATAAAGTCATTATGCAGAGAATTTTTGGCAATAAAAACCACGTTCGATGATTCAAGAAAATATAATTTGCAGCACAAAAAAAATAGTAGACTGTTGGAATTGTTGGCGAATTTCGACACCAAGGAGTATATTTCAGGCCCAGGAGCAAGGGATTATATTATCGAGGAAACTTTTGATGAGGCCAATATTAAGCTGACTTGGATGGATTATAGCGGCTACCCCGAATATAAGCAATTACACGGCGATTTCGAGAGCAGGGTGAGTATTGTGGATTTATTGTTTAATTGTGGCCCAGATTCGCTACAATACATGAAAAGACTTTAAAATGGACGCATCACGCACATATGGCTTTCAGAAGCAATTGCCCTCGGAGTTCCCCTCTCAGTTGATTTTGGATATTACAGAGGTTTGCAATTTGGGTTGTGTTCATTGCCCACACCCCATATTTAAAAATTCGAATCTCTATGGAAAAAGGTTTTTAGATCCAGAGCTTAACGCGAAAATGGTCAATGAGGTGAGTACAGACGGCAGAGGACATTGCCAATACATTAGGTATACCAGTAATGGCGAGCCGCTCATCCACCCACTTGGATATAAAATGATTCAAGATGCAGTTGACCATTCAAAAACTTTTGTTTGCCTAACAACGAATGGCACCATCATGAAGGAAAAAAAGACCCGACAGCTTCTAGATTCTGGCATTCACATGATAGACATCAGTATTGATGCATATAGGCCCGAAACTTATGCCAAGATAAGAGTGGGCGGTAATTTAGAAATAACAAGAGAAAATGTTTTAAGATTATTGAAATGGGTTCGGCAAGGCGAACTGGACACAAAGGTGGTGGTAAGCTTTGTTGAGCAGCCAAACAATACAAATGAGGTTGAGGATTTTAGGAGGTTTTGGAAAAACGAAGGGGCAACCAATGTAGTAATAAGGCGCTTGCATTCGGCTTCGGGGGCGGTAGGCAACATAGCGGAAACAATGAGGGAGAAACAAAAAGACAACGAAACAAAGCGTTATCCATGTCTTTACCCATGGGAGCGCTTGGTTTTAGACCCAAAGGGGTATTTGGCGTTCTGTCCAACTGACTGGCAATACAAGTCAACCTTTTCCGATTTTAGAAAATATAGCATCGGAGAAGCGTGGCGTGGAGATTTCATGAAAAAACTACGCGAGGCGCACTTAAGGAATAATTTTTCTTGTCACGGATTTTGTGGCCAATGCCCAGATTGGGCCAGCACCCGCTGGCCAAAGCAAGACGGTAGGCGTTATGCTGATCTAGTTGCAGAATTAACAGACGCTTCGGATATTTACTAATATGAAAGTTTATGCATCCCACACACCACGCGCAAAAGCAATTTTTGATCTTTTGTATCAAAGTGCCGAAGGAATACAGGATGTCGAAGTTATTTCATGCCCCTTCGAGGGTAATTCTGATGGAATGTGGGGAGAGACTGGCACGGATGAGTATCAATATTTAATGATACAAAGATGGAATTTGCTTCCCACGATAATCAGGGAGAATATCGGGTCTAACATTGTCTGGCTGGATGTTGACTGCGTATTCAATAGTAATAATAAAACCTTTGCGCCCACAATAAATTCACTATTAGAGCAACACGACTTTGCTTTTCATTACGATTCCAATTCCGCTCTTTCTCGTCATATAAATACAGGAATCATGGCAATTAAGTGTTCCAAAAAAACATTGGCTGTTACGGAAAAATGGATTGATATAATTTTAAATATGACACCTGAGGCAAGGCGCGGCATTGGCTGCCTTGCTCAGTGGAATGATATTTTTTCCAATTATCCCGAGCATGAGGCGACTTATTGTATTTTGCCGCAAGATTTCGGATATAGAACGAGCAATTGTGTTATCTATCACGCTATAGGAGTGCAAGATAAAATAACACACCTTAACGATGCGTTGAATTCTTTCCAACAAGGTTAAGGATGAAGGTTTTAATTACAGGCTCAACTGGATTCCTTGGTCGGCATTTAACCAAACACCTTAAAAAATTAGGATGGGATTTATTTGAGTGCAACACCAAAACCGCTAACTTGATGTGTGATAAAAATTTGCACATTTTTAATAAAATTAAATTTGATTATATCTTTCATTTGGCGGCTCACACCAAGGCGGGCGATTACTGCCTATATCACAAGGGCGAACAGTTTGAGATTAATCAAAGAATTAATTCTAATATTTTAAAATATTGGAGCGATCATCAACCACAGGCGAAAATGATAGCCATGGGAACCAGTTGCTCCTACTCGCCTGACTTGCCGATGACGGAGGAGAATTATTTAAAAGGCGAGCCTGAAGAGGGCCTATATACCTACGCCATGACCAAGAGAATGCTCTTGGTTGGCCTGAAGTCATACGCGGAGCAGTATGGCTTAAAGTGGCTTTACTTCGTGCCTTCTACCCTGTATGGAAGCGACTTTGAAGAGTGGGATAATCATTTCATATTTGATTTTATAAAAAATTGCTATCAAGCCAAACACAATGATAAAAAATTTGTCATATGGGGTGACGGCACCGCTAGACGAGAGTTAATTTATGTAAGCGATGCTTGTAAATTGATGTTAAAATTACTAGACCGCAACAATCAGATTGTCAATTTAGGGGCAGGCCAAGATCACAGCATAAACCAATTTGCCGAATATGTTTGCAAAGCTTTTGATTATAATCCCGAATTGATAGAGCGAGATTTAACTAAATATGTGGGCGTGAAATGTAAATTGCTAGATGTCAGTAAAACTTACAACCCCAAGGAATTGACGCCCCTTAGAGAGGGCTTACAAAAAACAATTAAATGGTACATTGAAAAATCAAAATGAAAGAAAGAAAATATTTACCAACTTTATCAGAATTAATAGATCGGCTTTCAATAGCACAACTGAAGGAGGTTTTTATCTCAGAGCATAAAAAGGAATACTCCCAAGAAATCGCTGATATACTCCATGATATTGACATAGCCCTAGAAAAAGATCAAACATGGCTAGACGCTAAGGCGGTGCGAGCAATAGTCGTTTTAGCCCAAATGAATTTGCACATTTGGCATAATGAATCTAATTATCGTAAAGGCATTAAGGAAGGTAATAGCTTAGAGTTGACGCATGGCTTAAATGGGATTAGAAATACCGCAAAAAATAAAATCCAAGAAGTGGTAGGAGGAAGAAAGGACTACAAGATTGATTGCTTAGCCGCCGAGTTCGAGGATTGGGAAATAAGCTGGGATGAGTAAAATATTAATCATAGGCGACTCCTGTAAGGATGTTTACATTTACGGGGAATGCAAAAGACTTGCCCCAGATTCGCCAGTTCCTGTTTTCGTTGCTGTAAGCGAGAAACATAATGATGGGATGGCGGGTAATGTTTATAAAAATATAATTTCATTGGGCGCTAATGCTCGCATTAAAACCAATAAGGTTGGGATTGAGAAAAAAAGGTATGTAGAAAAAAATACAAACCACATGTTCATTAGGGTTGATTCGGGCGAGGAACGGATAAAGCGCGTTTCAAATCTTTCCAAAAACCTTTTAGAGCAATATGATTTAGTTGCCATATCAGATTACAATAAAGGTTTTTTGCATCATGATGATATTGAATTCATCTGCCAGAATCACCCTTTAGTTTTCATAGATACAAAGAAAAAAATAGGCGATTTTTGCAAGGATTGCGCTTTCTTAAAAATAAATAACGATGAGTACGAAGCTTCGCAAGATTTTTTGGATAGTTCCGCTTGGGCTTGGGAAAAATTAATTGTTACGCTTAGCAGTAGGGGCTGCTCATTTAAAGATAAACTTTATCCAGTCGATAAGGTGGAGATAAAAGATCTTTGTGGCGCGGGCGATAGTTTTTTAGCGGCCTTGTGCGTAAAATATCTTGAAAGTCGCAACATAAAACAGAGTATAGATTTTGCAAATCGCTGCGCCACACAAGTGGTTCAGCAAAAAGGCGTAAACATCGTAAAAAAACCATGAAAATACTAATTACAGGAGGTGCTGGCTACATTGGAAGCGAGATGGTGGGATTTTTGCTTAATAAAGGACATGAAGTCACCGTGGTAGACACTTTAGACTATGGTTGCACATCTCTGCTGAGATACATCGGTCACCCAAGGTTTTATTTTGAAAAAATGGACGTTCGCAGAAGGGATTTGCTTAAACCAAAACTGCGGGAGGCTGATATTATTATCCCTCTTGCGTGTTTGGTGGGATTTCCACTATGCGAAGACAAGCCCACGGAAGCCATTGAGATTAATCATACCGCTAACGAATGGATAGCGGAAAATAAATCTAAAGACCAAAGGGTGATCTACCCCTGTACCAATTCTGGTTACGGCGTGGCAGACGGCGATGGTATATGCACCGAAGAATCTCCACTGAATCCGATATCTCTGTATGGATCTACTAAAGTTAGTGCGGAGAAGGCATATCAACAGGCAGAAGAGTGTTGCACCCTGAGACTTGCCACCGTTTTTGGGCCTTCCAGCCGCCCCAGAACGGACTTATTAGTAAATAATTTTGTTTTAAAAGCTCTAAAGGATAGAGTTTTAGTTTTGTATGAATGTGAATTTATGCGGAACTATGTGCATATTTGGGATATTTGTCGAGTTTACAATTTTATTATTGATAATTGGGATAAATGCAAAAACGAAACATTTAATATCGGAAATGATGATATTAATATGAACAAGCTTCAGTTAGCTGAAAAAATAAACCAGTATTGCCCAGTTGAGATTATTAAAGCGGAATTTACGCAAGACCTTGATAAGAGAAATTACATAGTCAGCAGTCAAAAAATTTATGATTTGGGTTTTAGTTGTGAGTACGATTTAGATACAGGTATACAGCAGTTAATAAATATGTATGAGCTAATCGATGAGCCTTGGTATGGAAACTACTAAAACAAACACTTAAGCCATGACGTATGTATTTGATATAGATGGAACTATTTGTGACAAGCCTAGCAAGGTTTATGATGATGGAGACTATTCTGAGTCTGTGCCTAATTATAATAGAATCAATAAGATTAATCAGTTATATGCAGAAGGCCACACCATACATTTTTTAACAGCCCGAGGTATGGGAAGATCAAAAAATAAGAGTCCAAATCTATTTAGGGACATAACAGAGAAACAACTTAAAGATTGGGGGGTAAATTACGATAAGCTTTTTATGGGTAAACCCGCTGGAGATTTTTATATAGACGATAAAGGAGTAAAAGATGAAGAATTTTTCAAATATTAAGTTTGTCCCCAAGGGCTGGGGCTATGAAAAGTGGATCGTTAACAAACCAGAGTATTGTGGTAAAATTTTGTTTTTTAGCAAAGGGAAGAAGTGTTCTTGGCACTACCACAAGCTGAAGGACGAGGTATTTTATATTAACAGTGGCAAGCTACTTGTCGCTTATGGTTATGAAGATGATCTTTCTCAGGCTACCGAGGTAATTTTGGAGGAGGGTGATAATTTTCACGTTGAGGTTGGTATGCGACATCAAATGACAGCGCTTCAGGACACGCAAATGTTTGAATTTTCTACGCAGCATTTTGATAGCGATAGCTATAGCGTCATCAAGGGAGACTAATATGAAAAAAATAATTGTAACGGGAGTAACGGGTCAAGATGGTAGCCACATGGTTGACTACCTATTGAAAAACACAGAACATACAATCATAGGCGGTGTTAGGCGCTTGAGTGTTAAAAACCACAAAAATATTGCACACCTAAAAGACAATCCTCGTTTTTTCCTTATAGACTTGGATGTAACTGACGCTCAAAATACTGATAAAGTTATCGCTGAGCATAAGCCCGACTATTTTATTAATTTTGCGGCAAATTCATTTGTGGGAAGCAGTTGGGATATGCCAGTAAATCACATGCAAAGTAACGCTCTTGCAGTTTTACATCAACTTGAGGCTATACATAAACATGCTCCGCATTGTCATTATTACAACGCGGGTAGCTCTGAAGAGTTTGGTGATGTTAAGTGGACTCCGCAGTCAGAAATACACCCACTACGCCCCAGAAGTCCATATGGAGCCTCTAAATGTGCCGCAAGACACTTGGTTAAAGTTTACAGGGACTCATATAAGCTTTATGCAGTTCAAGGTTGGCTATTTAATCATGAGGGCGTTCGCCGTGGAGAAGAATTTGTTACGCGCAAGATTACCTTGAATGTCGCTAGGATTAGCGAAGAATGCAGAAACGGCACAACAGTTAAACCCCTTGAGCTTGGCAATGTGGACGCAAAGAGGGACTGGAGTGATGCGGAGGATTTTGTAGATGGAGTCTGGAAGATGCTTAATCAAAAAGAGCCAAGAGATTATGTTCTTTCTTCCAATGAGACGCATACGATTAGAGAGTTCGTGGAGGAGGCTTTTAATTATGCTGGGTTTCATCGCAGCCTTTGCCGCTGGGATGGTAGCGGTGAGGATGAGAAATATTTCCATGGAGACGATTGCCTTGTTCAGATTAACCCTGTTTTTTATAGGCCAGCCGAAGTTGATATACTTTTAGGGGACTCCACCAAAGCTAGGAATGATTTGGGTTGGGAGCCAAAAACAAGTTTTCTTAATCTGGTAAAGAAGATGGTTGACAACGACCTTAATGAAGTTAATCATTAAGGGTGCCAAAGACAAAAGGTCCAAATAAAAGAGAAATTCTTTTTCGATTGCTGGAGGTTCCCGATAAGGGGAGGCGACCCTTTTTTGCAAGGGAGATGAAGATGCTTAACGATCTTTGTGAGCGCTACTCATTAGAGTTTATGAATATCGTGGACTTTGGTAAAAAGTTTGACTCTCTTGCTTATCTGGTTAGCGAAAAGTTAAGAGATGCGCTGGATCAAAAGTTCAGGGCTTTTAATTTTAGAGTTGATTTATCAAAGTATCACAGTTATGATATTGGTGCAAAGGCTGGAGAAGACCGCATTATAAATAAAAAAAATCAAACTATTAGAGACTTTTTGAATGAGTAGCGACATAAACCCAACAAACATTCTTAGTAATTACTTGAAGGCAAACAAGGATGACCATTATAATTTCGAAGATACCGTGGAATACAAAGTATCCAGCGGCTCTCTGCAATTAGACCTTTATTTGGCAGGTGGATTTGGACCTGGACTACATCGTTTTACAGGCGTTAACGAAGGCGGTAAGACATCCGAGTCCCTACAGGTCATGAGAAATTTCCTTGGTGCTTTAGAAAACTCTAGGGGCTTGTACATCAAAGCGGAAGGTAGGCTTGGCCCCGAAGTCCAAAAGAGGTCGGGTGTAAAGTTTGTATTTTCCCCCGAGGAGTGGGTTGATGGAACATGTTTTGTCTTCGAAAGCAATATCTATGAAACAGCGATGGGCTTGATTAGGCAGTTGATTACAAACAATGACGATAAGATCAAATACTGCTTTATTGTGGATTCGGTAGACGGCTTAATTCGTAAAGATGATTTGGGCAAGAATTTTGAGGAGAGCAGTAAGGTTGCTGGGGGTGCGGTTATCGCCTCTGACTTCTGTAAGAAAACCAGCACCGCATTGGGCAAGCGTGGCCATATGGCGATATTCATCAGTCAGGTTCGTGCTGATATTAAGCTTGACCCATACGCAAAGTCTCCCGTTAGGCAAACTACCGCAACAGGAGGTAATGCCCTGCTGCACTTTGCTAATAACATAATGGAATTTGAGCCTCGGTTTAAGGGGGATTTGATTTTACAAAACCCCTCAGTTAAAACCATGGACGCAAAGAAAAACCCTATAATCGGACATCATGCCAAGGTTACAATTAAAAAATCCGCGCATGAAAATACTAACACTACCGTTTCCTATCCCATCCGCTATGGACGAACGGATGGCACCTCTATCTGGGTAGAAAAGGAGGTTATTGATTTGCTTTATGCGTGGGAGTTTGTCGAAAAGAAGGGCGCGTGGATCAAACCAACTGATGATTTTAAAGAGCTTCTTGCAACAAACAATTTAGAGTTTCCAGAAAAGATACAGGGCGACAATAAGCTGTTCAAAACGGTTGAGGAAGACAAAGATTTGTGTAAATTTTTGCTAGATTATTTTAAGGAGCAGATACAGGTATGAAGTTTACAGACGCTTATGGAAAAACAAGAAACCTTAAAAATGCCAAAAAATATTTAATAGACTGGAACAAGCCGAGCAGAAGTAAATTCCAAACACAAGTAAAAAAATTTCTATATAAATATTGGAAAAATGATATTGTTTTTGAAGAGTTCAGGGTTGTTGGTAGCAGGCTAAGTTTAGATTTTTACAACGCTAATAAAAAAATCGCCGTCGAGGTTCAGGGGGCGCAGCACACTAAATATGTTAAGTTTTTTCACAAGAACAGGCTTAAATATTGCGATCAATTGAAAAGGGATGAAAAGAAGCTTGACTTCTGTAAAGCTAATGATATAAAGTTGGCAGAGATTTATCCCAAGGACGTTGTTACAGCGTCTCTTTTTGAAGATCAAGAGATTTACTTATGAATTTAGACGACTACGACAACGAAGAGAGTGATTTCAGGCTACCAACAGAATGGGTGGAGAAAATTTATGAATTATCTGGTGGGGCTGAAAAGTATAAAGGTATCCTCATGGCTCTTTCTTCAGAGCAGGGGGAACCACTTATATATTTTAAATACGACTCAGGAATGACTGAGGCCGCATTAACAAAAACCATGTCTGATTACTTGCGTAATATGGACAACAATAAGGAGAATAGCCCCGAAGAATGATTTACAATTTTGAACTTGAGAAGCAATTGTTGGCGGGGCTAATTAAAGAGCCTGATGCTTTGGCTGAGATATCTAATTTTATTGGAACTGGTGATTTTTATTCTGAGAATAGCTCGCTGCATTCCACAATTTTTAGAATCATACAGCAGGCTATTGAGTCAGGGGATGAAGTTGATGAAGTTATAATTGCTCAGCGCGTAAACGATGTAGGTATATCCTTTCAGGACAACTTAAATCCCGCTGATTACATCAAGTCCCTCGCTTTACGCAAGGTTCCCAAGGGCAACACAATTAAGACGGCCAAAGAGCTAAAAAAATATTCTATTCGCCGTGAAATTTTAGATTCATCTGTGGATATTGGAAAGAAGATGAAGAACATGCCCTCCGAGGCATCTTATCGCAACATTATTGAAGCGGCTGATAATATCTATAATTCCAGAATAAATCTTTATGAATTAGGAAACGATATTCCCGAAAATATTTATGAAGAGATGGAGTGCCTGATAGAGGAGAGGGGAAACAATCCTGTGACTGAATTTGGCATGATGGGTCCGCATACCAAAGTCAATGAAATTTATGGATCATTACTGCGCCCAGGAAATATCACAGTAATAGTAGCAAGGTCAGGAGTTGGAAAGACAAACTTCTGTATGGACTACACAACAAAGGTGAGCCTCCAGTATGATGTTCCCGTTTTGCATTTTGATAATGGCGAAATGAGCAAAGAGGAGCTTATAATGCGCCAGTGCGCTGCCCTATCAGGCGTCCCAATGCATCTGCTAGAAAGTGGCAAGTGGAGACAGGCTGGCAATGAAGTTGTTAACAAGGTTCGTGCTGTCTGGCCAAAAATTAAGAGTTTGAAGTTTTATTACTATAACGTTGGCGGTATGGATGTTGACTCAATGGTGAACACACTGAAGCGCTTTTATTATTCCAAGGTGGGTCGAGGCAATCATATGGTCTTCTCATTTGATTACATTAAAACCACCTCTGAGAACATAGCCAACAAATCCGAATGGCAGGTTGTGGGAGAAATGGTAGACAAGTTTAAGAAGTGCGTTCAAAAGGAGATTCTGCATGAGGGCAATCCCGTTATCCCAATGATTACTTCCGTCCAATCAAACAGATATGGAATTACCAACAATAGGAATTCTCAAAACATTGTAGATGATGAGTCCATTGTGTCACTTTCAGATCGAATAACACAGTTCTGTTCCCACATGTTTATTTTGCGTAACAAAACAGCGGATGAAATGGAAACAGAGGGCAACAGATTTGGAACCCATAAACTTATCAACGTCAAGGCTCGACATCTAGGTAGCGACATAGCTGGCGCGATTGAGCCTGTTCGTGTTGGTGATGCTCTCCGTAAAAATGCCATTAATTTGAATTTTATGAATTTTAATATCACTGAGAGGGGCGATTTGAGAGATATCGCAAGAATGCTTGAGGGAGAGGAGGATTTAGATACGGATGGACTCCAAGAGACAATCCCAGACTTCGATCAGTTCTGATGATTTTCAGGGTATCTTAGAATCGATTGGCTACAAGCTTATCGATTGCGGAGATCATTGGAGAACTCGCGCTGTGTATAGAGAGGGAGACAATGAAACCGCCCTTAAAATTTACAAGAATACTGGTGTATGGATGGACTTTGTACAAAACAAAGGTTCTAAGCCATTTGAAGCCTTAGTCAAAGAGACGCTACGAGATAATCCAAAGGAATTATCTGCTATTCTAGGTGGTGTCAAAAGGCAGATTGCCCCCACTTACGAACAAAAAGAAACGATACAGATGGAAAAAATTTACCCTAACTCCTCATTAGATAAGCTATTTCCCAATTACAATTTTTATTGTCAAAGAGGCATCTCCGAAGCTACCCAAAAAGCCTTTAGGGTTGGCTTGGCGGGTGTTGGCAAGATGTATAGGAGAATGGTTTTTCCTATCTATAACGAACATAAGCAAATCATAGGCTTTTCTGGAAGGAAAGTAGACGACAACAATAATTACCCGAAATGGAAGCATATTGGCCGTCGCAACAATTGGGTTTACCCCGCGTTCAATCAGGATTCGGGCGTAAATGAAGAGATAGAGTTAAAAAAAGAAGTAATTTTAGTTGAAAGCATCGGTGATGCAATGGCACTTTATGAGCAAGGTATTAAAAACGTTTTGGTTATGTTTGGTTTATCCGTTAACAGTCATATTATTAACTATCTTAATAGCAAGTCTATTGATCGGATTTTTATCTCTACTAATAATGATGACCACGGTGGGGAAAATAGAGGATTTACGGCAGCAATAAAGACCTTCATCAAACTGTCTGCTTATTTTGATTTAGATACATTAATTGTAAAATTCCCACCGAACCCATATAATGATTTTGGTGATGCTCATCGGGATGGCCATGATTTGAACAAGCTTTGGATTAAAAAAGAGTATAATCAAGCCAAACAGCTAAGTTATATTTCAGAGTTTATTAAAGGCAATACCTCCTGCTTCACTAAAAAAGAAATTAAGACCGCCTTAATGTTTAGTGATGCCTGAACCAATAACGCCACTTTCAGCTAGTAGAATTAAGACGGCTCAGTCCTGCTCTTGGTTGTATTGGTGTAAATATAAGCTAAAATTACCCGAGAAAGGCAATGATGGAGCAAGAAGAGGCTCTATTTGTCACCTAGTGTTCGAGGTTTTAGGCGTAAAGGGTAGGAAGAAATATTTTAATAAAATATTAAAAACTCAAGACGTATTTTGCATCCCCTCAATCAAAAGATTGATTCTTAAACATGCCACCAAAGAGGGGGTAGATGATCAGGAAAACATTGATCTAATGAAGGAGATGATTTACAATGGCTTGACCTATGACTTTTTTGGTCAAGATTTAGGCAGGCCAACAAAAGAGTATTCCGAAAAAGATTTTGATATCATCAAAAATGACGGGAGTATACAATACAAAATAAGAGGCTTTATTGATAAGCTTTTTTTATATAAAAAACAAAAATTTGCTCTTATTAGAGACTTTAAGACCAGTAAGGATGTCTTTAAGGGGAAGGACCAGACAGATAACTTGCAGGACTTAATGTATAGCTTGGCAGTTAAAAATTTATTCCCCGAATATTCGGATAGAGTTAGCGAATTTCTTTTCTTAAAATTTGATCTTGACCTTAATGCGAAAAAGTCTGGCATAGTTCGCATGAAAGCTTTAGATGAGGACGAGCTAAAGGGCTTTGAGATGCAGCTTTGCGAAATACAAAAATATTTAGATGGTTTTTCTGAAAAAGATGCTAGAAAAAATTACGCCGCCCACCAAGGCTTCCCAACCGACAACTCATTTACTGGCAAATTGCTTTGTGGATTTGCAACGCAAAAAGGGGAATTGAAAAAAGACGGTTCGCCAAAGTGGCACTGCCCTATGAAGTTTGACTTTTTCTTCTATGAGGTTTGGGATGCACATAAAAACAGGATTGGTTCATATTTTGAAGAGGAGTTTGCGGAAACGCTAGTGCCTGAGGGGGGTGGCTACGAAATGAAGTATTATCAAGGTTGCCCTGCACATTCTTGTTGACGCCCCATCTGTTGGTGCTATCTTGTAGAAATGACGCCAGTATTTAAGTCTACATTCTCCATAGGAAAAAGCATCTTAACGCTCGATCCCATCAGTTCAGAGGGCGGTGCGGATAGCATTATTGAAATCTGCAAAGAACACCAGATCGACCCACTTGTTTTGGTCGAGGATACCATGACGGGCTTTGTCAAGGCCCATAATATCTGCAAAGAAGAAAAGATTCGCCTTCTTTTTGGCTTACGCATAAGCTGCTGCAATGAGATTGGAGAAGAGGATGACTCAGAGCATAAGGTGATTATTTTTGCCAAAAACGACAACGGCTGTCGGCTTTTGAATAAAATTTACTCTCACGCAAATACCGTGGGAGAGGGAAAAATTGATTTTAAATACTTAAACTCCATTTGGACGGAAGATGTTAATCTAATTATACCCTTTTACGACTCTTTCATTTTTAATAATCAAATGCATCTTAAGAAATGCATTCCTGATTTTAGTAATATTCTCCCGACATTTTGGTTGGAAGTCAACGGATTACCATTTGATGGTTTGGTGGCTGAAAAGGTGATGAAGTTCGCTGAGGGAATTGGTAGACCAGTGAAGCGGGTAAAAACCATCCTATATAAAAACAAGGCAGACGTTGAGGCGCTTCAGACCTATAAGGTTCTCTGTAATAGAAACTTTGGGAGAGCCGCCTCATTAAGCAGCCCAAACCTCAATCACTTTGGCAGTAATGAATTCTGTCTTGAGTCTTATTTACAATATGCATGAGTCACTACTGAGATTTAATAAGAAACAACGATACGTTGTTTTCGATACCGAGACTGAGGGCTTAAACTTGGTAACTTCTCGGCCTTGGCAGGTCGCTTGGTTACTTGTGGAGGGTGATAAGATAATCGATAAAAGAGATTTCTTTATTCATTGGCCCAACTTAAATGTATCGGAAGGCGCAGCAAGAGTCACTGGTTTCTCTTATAATGATTATGCGAAGAAATCAATGCCCCCAAATGTTGTTTGGGAGAAGTTTGCTCACGATTTGTATAACGAAGACAACTTGGTTGTGGGGCAGAACCTGCTAGGCTTTGATGTTTATATGGTTAATGTGTGGCGTAGGTTGATGGGCATGGATGCGGACCACTCTTACGTTAACAGGATCATAGATACAAAATCTTTAGCTACGGCCATCGCCAAGGACATCCCTGTCGAGAAAGAAAATTTCATCAATTGGCAATATAGACTGCTTAATCACAAAGAAAGAGGTTTGAGAACCTCACAAGCGACACTATTGAAAAAATATAACATTGACCATGACCCGCAGAGGTTACATGATGCGCTTTATGATATTGAGATGAATTTTAAAATTTTTAAGAAGCAGCTATTCGATTTGGAAATATGAGTCACGAAACAAAAAAACATACAGATTGGGGTCACACAGAATACCTGTTGCACACAGGTAAATATGCGGTAAAAAAAATAACAGTTAAACCACATTACCAAATCCCAGAGGAATATCACCAACAGCGAGATGAACATTGGGTAGTCATTCAAGGTGAGTCGGTAATCACATTGCCACACGCCACAAGGATCACCAAAGCGGGTGACTCTATGTATATTCCACGAAGAATGAAACACTCAATTTACAATATGGGTTTACAGCCCCTAGTGTTTATTGAGATACAAACTGGAGACTATTTGGGTGAAGACGACAGAATACCAACGCCACAAAAAGACCATGCAGAGTAATTATCAGGGCTACGACACGCCATTTCCTGTTGGCGTAAAGCTTCCAGAAATTAAAATAGAAAAAAAATATTACGATGAGGTTTCTTGCGGAGACCTGGAAGATAACTTCCAGTTTCTGAGGAAGCTCTGCTTCAAAAGATTAACCGAAAAAGGAATTGACCAGTTAGAAAATTCTCAGGTTTATTATGATCGCCTAAAGGAGGAGCTTGGCATTTTCGACGAATTGGGATTCGTTGATTACATTCTTCTGAATTGGGATATCATGAATTTTTGTAAAGAAAATGATATACCGACGGGAGCGGGGCGCGGTAGCGCAGCAGGTTCACTAGTTCTCTATGTCATTGGTGTGACGAACATTGATCCCATAGAATATGATTTGTTTTTTGAGAGGTTCGTTTCAAAAAGTCGAGCCAGAAAGATTGAGCATGAGGGTGAGATTTATTTGGATGGAAGCTTACTAGCGGATGTTGATAACGATATTTCTTATGACCGTCGCGTCGAGGTTATCCAATACATTGAAAACAAGTATAAAGGTAAAACGTCTAAAATTTTAACTTTAAACACACTCAGTGGCAAGTTATGCATGAAGGAGTGTGGGAAAATTGTAGAAGAGCTTTCGGAGGCCGACGTTAATCAGATAAGCGACACGATTCCTAAGCATTTCGGTAAGGTTGCTAAGTTAGATGTGGCATATGAAGAAAGTGAGAGCTTTAGAGCTTATGCAGATAAATACGCAAAAGTTTTTCGTATTGCCAAAAAGCTAGAGGGCTTAAACAAGAATACAGGAGTTCACCCATCGGGCATTTCTATTTCATATTACCCCCTTGATGAAATCATGCCGCTTCAAACAACCAATGACGGCTCATTAATTTCGGGTTATGACATGAATGATGTCGCAAGCCTAAGTGTAAAGTTCGATATTTTAGGTTTAAGGACATTATCTGTTGTTTATGATGTTTGCAAGCAGATAGGCATAGACTCGTCTGAGATTGACCCTCATGACCCGTCCATCTATGCGGCGTTAGCTTCCCTACGCTCACCCCAAGGACTCTTCCAGATCGAAGCTGAGACCAATTTTAAGGTTTGTCAGTTGATTGCTCCTCAAAACCTTGAGCAGCTTTCGGCGGTAGTGGCAATTGCAAGACCTGGGGCATTAGAGTTTAAGGATAATTACCGCGACTATGTGAGAAGCGGGGAGTTCCAGTCAGTGCATGAATTCTTTGATGACATCTTAAGCTATACGGGCGGAATCCCACTGTATCAAGAGCAGTTAATGAAAATGGCCGTCAAGGTTGGATTTAGCCTTGATGAATCAGAGCAGTTGCGGCGCATCGTTGGTAAGAAAAAGGTTGATCAAATGCCAGCTTGGAAAGCCAAAATCGAAGAGAAGGTTAAAGAAAATAATCTCGATGCCGCAGTCGCTGATGTTTTGTGGAAGGTGGCAGAGGATTCAGCTAACTACTCCTTTAACAAGTCACACTCAATTAGTTACGCTTATTTAGCGGCAATTACGGTATATCTAAAATTTAACTATCCCCAACAGTTCTTTTTAAGTCTTTTAAAATACGCTAAGTTTGAACCCAATTCCCATGAAGAGATTGCAAGAATTTCACAGGAATTAAGTCATTTTAACATTAAGTTATTGCCACCCGATTTAAATAAGTCCGACATAGATTTTAAAATTGAAGGGAAAGATATCCGCTACGGACTCAATTCAATCAAAGGTGTATCCGATAAGGTCTTGCAAGCGCTCTTGGAGTTCAGGGAGGAGTCCTTCGACAACAAATATGAGGTTTTTTTGTCAGCAAAGCAAGCCGCACTAAATATAGGGACACTTTCAGCATTGATACAGGCGGGTTTACTAGACTCCTTTGTTTCAAGCAATAGATGCAGGTTGGTTTTAGAGGCTCAAACCTTTAATATTCTAACAGATCGCGAAAAGCGCAATTTTCTAGAGTTAGGCGAAAAATATAATTACGACATCCTTGCTGCCGTCCATGACTGTTTTAAAACAGAGGCTGTGGGCGATGATAATCGTAAATTATTTACAGATAAAAGATTTACTACTTTCAAAAAGAAGTATGATCCTTATAAAAATATTTACGAGATGAATAAAAGTCATATTAAATATGCCAATTGGTTTTTTGAGGAAAAATTGTTGGGATATAGCTATTCATACAATGTTAGGCAGGTTTTTAATCATGAGGAGGACTTTCAATCGTCAGAAGTTATAAAAGACAGGGAAAACAGAAGTAATGTAAAGTTCGTTGGTTCTGTTATAGACATTATGCGAAGAACAAGCCGCAATAATAACAAATACGCACGGATGCAACTTCAAGACGAGTGCGGTATAGTCAATGGTTTATTCCTTGATGGCGACAGAGAGGCTCGCTTAACAAATTATCTCGACTCAGGAAAAAAACTACCCAAAAAAGGAGAAGTTGTGATAATTTATGGTTCTAAGGGTGATGATGTAGTTTTCATTGATAAAATTTTTCCACTGAAAGACAAAATCTACATGAAGCTATCTGAGCTTAAATAGTGTAAACAAATATGATGGGTCTAACCGATTTTAACCTTACCCCAAAAGCCAAAAAGGGATTTAAAGATGCCCAAAAGTTCGCAGAAGCAAATGGACATTCACTAATCACCAACGCGCACTTGATTTATGGCTGCTTGGCAAACATTTCAGATAGCTGTGCCATAAAGCTAAAAACTTATGGTGTGCCTTTGGATTTAAAGACGTATATAGGTCACTTTAAAAAGTATTCTGCCGATAACAAAGATCAATTTAAAGCGAAAAAGGGCGCAGGAGCATGGCATGACGAGGTGAATAAGGCCGTCTTTTTCGCAAAAGAGTTTTCTGATAATTTTGACAGTTATTTTATCAGCGTAGAGCATCTCTTGTTTATTGTTTTTGACATGGGCGGTCCGTTTATAGAATATTTGCGCGAAAACGGTTCAGATGTTTATTATGCTAAAGATATTATAGAGGGTCACATTTTAGAAAGTAGTATTCCACAGCATGAAACGATCAAGAAGCTTTTAAGCATAGAGGGCAAGCCTAAGGACCGCAGGCCAGAGCCAGAGCGGGCTGTGGATAATTTATCGCGTTACGCCATAAACATGAATCATGAATTCATCACAAAAAGGAATTCAAAAATTTCAGGAAGAGATGTCGAAACTAGCGAATTGGTTGAGATTTTATCAAAAAGAAACAAAAGTAACGCAATTTTAGTTGGGGAAGCGGGCGTTGGGAAGACTGCAATCGTGGAGGGTTTAGCGCAGCGAATAGTGAACCAAGAAGTTCCAGCACATATGTCATTGATGCAGGTATTGTGCGTTGATATTAGCGCTATGATTGCTGGAACTAAGTATCGAGGGGAGTTCGAGGAAAGGTTTAAGAGCTTAATACTTGAGGCGGAAAAAGACCCCAATATCATCTTATTTTTTGATGAGGTTCATACAATTATAGGGGCAGGTAACTCTGAAGGCTCTATAGATGCGTCGAATATGCTTAAGCCAGCATTGGCTCGCGGTGCGATCAAGTGCATAGGTGCAACTACCCTGCAAGAATATAAAAAATTCTTTGAAAAGGATTCAGCCATGAAGCGCCGCTTTGACAAGATAGAGGTTAGCGAACCCTCTCTTGAGCAAACAAAGGAGATAGTCATGAAAACGCTGCCGTTTTACGAGAGTTTTCATCACGTTAAATATACTGAGGCTGATGTGGATCATATCATTGATTTATGCGATAAATTTTTAACCAACAAAAGATTTCCAGATAAGGCTTTTGATGTGATAGATCAGTTGGGCGCTAAAACTAAAATTAAGTATAAAACTGTGCCAGCAAAAGTGGAGCAGGCGCGGGAAAAATTTTGCAAGCTTTTAAAAAATACGGAAGAGGAAGATGGCTTAAATGAGTCGCAATTCACTGAAATGCTTAAAGAGTATATCGAAACAATGGCTCGTTTTACACAGAAGAAGGGGCGCAGCCAAAAAGTCAGATATACGGATATTGTTAACGTGATTGTTGAAAAAACTGGGCTTTCAAAAAAGACGGTATCCAAAAATAACTCATCATTCTCTAAGTTTTCGAAGGAAATGGGCAAAGAGGTGTTTGGGCAGCAGGACAATTTAAGAGTCATCCACGACACGCTGTCTTGTGTGAAAGCGGGATTGAATGATCCAGTTAAACCGCTATCTAATTTTTTATTTGTTGGCGGAACAAGCGTGGGAAAAACCTTTACAGCTAAAAAAATTGCTAAATATTTTTACGGTAATGAAAAGTCCTTTATTCAACTTAATATGAGTGAATATCAGGACAAAACGGGCATTTCAAAACTTATTGGAGCAAACGCTGGATATGTGGGCTATGAGGAGGGTGGCTTATTAACAGAGTTTGTTCGCAATAACCCCAACTGCGTTGTGCTTTTTGATGAAGTTGAAAAATGTGACCCAAAGATCCTCGATTTACTTTTGCATATTTTAGATGAGGGTTATGCCACGGATAATTTAAATAGGCGCATAGACTTTAGTAAAACAATCGTTGTGATGACAACGAATATAGGTCATTCCGAAAAATCAAAGAGAAGCATGGGCTTTTTGCCCGATAAACCCAAAGATGAAGATGTTTATAAAAAATCTCTAAAAAAATACCTAAGACCCGAGTTAATATCTCGCATAGATGAAATTTTATTTTTCAATGATCTTAATGATAAGCATCTACTAAAAATAATAGAGGCAGAATTAATAAAAATCCAAGATCGCTTGGGCGAGAAGAATATTACGTTTACACTTTCCGCAGCCTTGAAAAATCACGTTTTGCAGCAGATTAAGAATAAAAATCAAAACGCTAGAAATATTAAAAATGTTATAAAAACTTTGGTGCAGGTGCCGCTTTCAGAATTCATCATAAAAAACCAGAAGATTGAAAAAATTTCCACAAAAATAATTGACAAACAGTTAGTTTTGAGCTAGTATTACCACATGAAGAGAAAAGTGAACAATAGAGTAATGAGAGCCATTCGAGCCAGCAAGGGTAGATTTTTTGGCCTCTATACCACACAGGGTCACAGTATGAATGCACAGTTCGGCGGTGAAACGGAGAATTATATTCATATTCATGACCGCAATGCGGGAGTAAATCGTAAACTGGCGAAAACTAGCATTTGCGGTGTGCGTCTTGCTCAACAGAAATTTGGCAAGACTTTCTAGGTCGGACTAGAGCGTTTTGTCAAAACGGGGAGGAGCATGGCGCAATCAACCTTCCCACTTCGCTAACCCCCTTGAAAAAGGGGGTTAGTTTTTTATTATATGTGATGAAAATTTCTTCTTTA